CATTCCGTCGGCAATTCCGCCCGCGCCTAATTTCTCGGCAACCCACGCAACCATGTTTAATAATGCTTTTAAAGGCGTTATGAGCCAATCTATAATGGCAAGGATTTTCTCACCCATTATCAGGAAAGAAGATGTCACCAGTCCGGCCATGACCGCCAACCCTTCCAGCGCTTTCAAAAGGCCGTGGCCAATAAATTCCGCAACGTCAGACATGACGTTTTTATAATACATCCATTGCCCGGAATAGGTCTGTAATTGCGCTTGTGCCGCGCTGCCGAAACGCTGTTCCAGTTGCTTCAATACTTCTTCAAATTTCTTTGATTTTGGAATGTTCTCGTCAACGACAATGCCATACCGTGCCAGCATTTGAGTCTGTCCGGCGTAGGCCTTTCCCAAAAGGTCAGATACGCTTTCAATGGATTTTCCGGTCATTGACGCCATATCAGCCGCCGCGCTGATTGACCTCTTGATTTCCTCATTGGTCATGCCAAATGATTTAAGCGTTCCCATTTGCGCGATGACAAGATCATCTTCAAACTGCGTTGTTTTCTGTAAGGCTGCCGCGTAATCCTGCAAGTCTTTGGCCGCCGCACGGGAATAATCGCCTTGATTTTTCATGGCCACAAGCAGTTTCATTTGCGCTTTTTCAGCTTCCATGAACGCCTGTATTGAATCTTTGGCAAACGTGACAATGGCCGCGCCTATGGCAGCATAAGCCGCCTTTGCCGCAAGGCTCATTTTCTGAAATTTATCTTCCATTGATTTTGTCGCGCCCTCGGCTTCCTTGCTCTTTTTGGTAAAAGAATCGAGGTCTTTTGAGGCTGTTACAACGCCGGAAGAATCAACTTTAATATAAAGGCTTGCGAGGTCACTCATGTTTTCTTCAAACTTTCATTGATGTATAAAATGTCAATTTGTTTGATAACGTCTATTTCCCAACATTGCGGCATTTTGCCGGTCAGTTCCGCCCACGCCTTGATGTCACTGTAAGACAGTGGCAACGCGCCGGACATTCCGTATTGCCGCCCCCGCTGTAATTCCATGAACCATTCCCATAAATACTCGATTGCATAAGGTAGTTCTTTCGGTTCAAGTTCCTTCGGCATAATTTGCGTTTGCCGATAAACGCTTTCCAGATGATCCCTCAAGGTTGCGCCGTCTTTCTGCCGGGCGTTGAGCGAAAACTCATGCCCGGCGTACTCGACAAGCGATCCTGTCAGGTCTTGATAAAATTTGCCCGGTCACCAATGGCCGTGTCCACCTGTTCCCTTATCCACGGGTATTTCTCATAAATCGCCATTGCGTTTTCTTTGGTGCATTCAATGGCCTTGCCGTTCTCGACAACGCCCTTCCATGATTTTGTGCAGGCCGCCAACAGTTTCAAAGAATCTTCCTCAAGTTCTTCAACCGGGATGGTCACGTTACGGAACCCGCCCTTTGTGGCTTTCTGCATTCGCTTTTTCGTCTGCTCGCGGGTGATCTTCTGAAATTCGTCTGAATCCTTACCGATGACCGTGATCACAATTCCGAGATCCTCATTCGTCGCCGGGTGATAAATCTGAACGTCAAAGCCCTCATTCGCTCCCTTGATGGTGTCAAGGTTTGCTAAATCAATAACTCCTTTTTTCATGGCCTCCGCCTCCTGTTAATTATTATTAAGACAAGGAACTGTCTTGAATGCTGATGGTCGTTGCCAGCGTATCCTCTGTCGTGGTCGTGCCGCCCGCCGTATCATACAGCGCTTGAAACGGCATGGTCATTACAATGCCGGAATCGCCGTCATCCTTGCTTGCCCCGCCCACTTTGCAGCGCGGCATGGAAATGGCGATGAAATCAGCGTTGGCTGCGTTTCCGGTGGTGAATACCGCGTTGACCGCCACTTCGGTTTCATTGATGAAATAATCACGCATGGTCGCGTCGCTGAAATAGACGGTCATGTTTCCGGTAACAACAATCTTGCCGTCAAAAATGTCCGGCTTTGTGTTGGACCCGATGACCGGATTGCTTGACAGATTACCAGCAATGTTGATGTCCATTCCGGTAATCAGCGCAACCGCTGAACCGTTGACATAAATTGCGCCGTTGACCGCTGCCAAAACTCCCTTTGTGCCTTCGGCTACAACTGACGTGAAGTACGGGCTTGTACCGGCAACAAGATGATTATAATTCAGCCCCATCACGTTAAAGTCGATGGTTGCCATGCCGGTTGCGGGCAGCTTGATGGACATTCCGCCGACCTTGCAATCATAAAAGACTTCGGAAATATCAAGGTCGCTGAAATAATGTTCAATCGTGTACCAATCTTCGGTATGAGCCGTTGTGGGCACCCATGACTTCATACCGACAACAGAACAGGCCACGCCGTCACCTTTTGCCCTTGTGACTACTGCTACACCGTCCAGAGTGACAACGGTCATGACGGTTGCCGATAATGCGGTGATCAACATATTGTGGCCATTATTTGCGGTTGCCGGGGTTTTCCAGCCTGTCCAGCGAACTACATCGCCAACCTTGAAACCGTCCGTGATGAACGAACCTCCAGCGTCATCGCGGGTAAATGTCCCGGTTGCCCCGGTTGTTGAAGCGGCGGCCACGTTGTTTGCGGCTGCGACTTTCATGGAAATACCTGCCACAAAGTCTTTCCGTAATACCGACGCCATGAATAATTTATACGTTCCTGGTGAAAGTTCGCCGGAAATGGAGCCTTCAACGGATTTGACGCCGTGCCGGAAATCCATGATCTGCCGGTTCGCGTTCTTTTCGTTGCTCTGATAGGTTTCCTTTTTAACGTCCAAAGTGGATGATACGCGCCGCAAATACTGCGCTGTTGAAAGGGCGGCGGCGCAAATCGTGCCCTTCGCTGACTGCTTGCCTATAACTAATTTTTTCTCGATTGCTGATGCTACTGCCATGATATTTTCTCCTTTTTAATTATTGTATTCCGGCAAACCAGCGAACCCTGACGGGAACGCACCACGTTTCGTTGTTGTCGCCTTCTACTCGCCCCTGCATGATTTCGGGCGTGGTTTCTATAATTACGGTGACCGCCCCTGATGTGAACGATGTACCGCGCTTAAATGTTGCCCTGATTAATTCCGCCCTTGCTTCCGCCGCCCCCGCGCCGGTCTGTATCGGGTAACAAAGGTTGATTTGCATAACGCCCTGTTCCCGGTAATAGGAATTGCCAAAGGTCGGATTGGCAGGCGTGGCGGGCATAAGAAAAACCTCTTGATAGGCCGTCCCAACAACAGGCGTGTAAGGCATATTTTGCCAGACAGTCGCCAATGCGGGTGTCATCGCGTTCAATGCCGTTTCCAATGCTGCCCTGACTAATGTTAAGCCTGTACTCATTTCAACGCCGCCAATGCTTTCGACATATAATCTTTAAATTCAATTTCAGTTAAAGCCACCATGCCGTGAGGCGCTTGTCTGCTGTGGCCTTCTTCCAGCCGCTTGATATAAGGCACGGAGTTTTGAACATAATGAACAAGTCCGGCTGCGCTTTGGGGTATGCTTTGTTCAATCCGGTCAATGGATTTCTGCCCTGATTTATCAATGCAATCTATTTCCTCAATGACGCGGTTGCCCACGGAATGCTGCCAGTTGCCCCGCGCGTGCCCGCCCGCATAACCCTTCGGCGGTTTGCTTTTCCAGTATTTCGGATCGCCAACCGGGGTTTTCATCACAAGGCTTTTGCCGATGTCCAGCACCACGTTACGGACAACCTTGTCAGCATTCGCGCCGGTCTTTTTGACAAACTTTTCAATATCGCTTGTAAAACTCATGCGATGCCCCTTATCTGACAATCATAAGCAACCGCTACGCCGGACGGTGCAATCGGCCTGATAGCAATAATGGTATAGGTCACGCTGTTGGCCGTCACGGTGTCATTGACTGATGGCGCGGTTAATGCCGCCCCTGCCGTGTTCAATGCCGATAATAATAATCTACGGTCGCCTTTTTTGACTAAAGTTCCGTCAATGTTTTTGTTCTCATAATCGAACAGAGCGCCATAAGCGGATTGCGTTGAGGTCGATACAGAGGCCACGCCGGTTGACGTGCTATAAGTTCCCGCCGTCTGCTTCGTAATGGTGCAAGTCAGCCCCTTGTCTTTCAGTTGCTGGTTGGCCATTGACCTTAATCGCGTGTAATCCATTCTAAACCCTTTTTAATGTCATCATGGCGCTGTTGCTGCCTGTTACGGATAAAAACGGCGCTATGACGGCCTCAACGAATGAATAGCGTACTCTCTGTGGCGAATTGACATCATAAGTGACGGAAATCGGTCCCACGGTTTCTGATACGGTTCCCCGCGCTTGATCCGCGTACAAATCGCCTGATGCAACCTTTAAGGCCAGTTCAGCGCAGGCGTTCTTGATCGGCGTCGGTACGATGTCATCATCAACGGATATACCGTCAACAACGCAGCCCGAACGCGGCCAGTCAAGCGCCTGATCGTCGTCAACGCGGCAACCCTGCCAACTGTTCCGGTACATGGCCACCATGTAATCCGTGGCCTTACGCAAGCATTGTTCCCGGACAGTATCAGAGGCCAACGCCGCCCATGCCGCGTTGCCCCTGTTGGTATGATACGTTGACGCATCCGCGACGGAAATATAACTTTCCGCCGTTGATAACCCTGTTCCGTCCTCCACTACTAAAGCCATAATGACCTCTTAATCCGTTACCCATTCGCCTATAATGCCCGTTGCAATCCAGTTATACGGCCTTGTGTAAGGCGCTGTTGATGTAAATGTCACGGTGGTATTTGCCGCGTTTAATGCCGTGGTACCAAAGGTAAGGTCGCCATCTGATTTAGTCGCGGTGATATAACCCATTCTTAAATGAGCCGCTTCCGCCGCCGCAAGACCGGCAACCGCAAGCGCTGCTGTTGCATATCCTGTGGCGTTGTTTGTCGCTTCCACAAAGTCAATAGTTCCGTCAGCGCCGATGTCAAAGGCAACCGCGCCATATTTACCTTTTGGGATGACATCATTTCCGGGTGCCGTCCCTGCTGTAACCGCCGCTTTCGCGTAACCGGTTCCGGCGATGTCGAACGTAAATGCGCCGGATGCAACCGCCGTATTAGTCGAACCGATGGCCAATGCCGGGCTGACAAGGATTCCTGTCGATGCCACTTGCAGGCTTATCATGTCCAGCGTTGCGCCAATGGTCGGGGCGTTAATACCAACATAGGTTTTGCCAGATGTCCCGTTAAAGGCGATTTCCGTCGCATTTTCAGCGGCAAGAAAACGCACATAATTTGCGCTATTTTCGGTAATGACCGCCCGGAAATGCAACCCATTGGCCGCTGCCGGTAATCTGTGCTCAACGTCGGCAATGCCCTGCCCGGTGTTGTTCCAGACGGTCCCGGCAACCTGTGCCGTGGTCATGGTCAGATTGGCCGCGCCGTTGACAACACTTTTCAGTCCCTTGATTGAACCAGTGGCGCTGATGTCCGTGAATGTTCCGGCTGCCGCTGTGGTCGCGCCGATAATGGTATTATCTACCGTTGCGTTTTGTAAGGCCAGAGGATCTTCTTTCGCTATTGTCACGGTCACGCTGCCGGTCGTTACGGAAATCTTAAATCGCTCCGTCTGTGCATAAGGCCCGAAAGTCAGATTTGCCCCGTCAATGGGTGTCACGCTTTGGGCATCTCCGCCGCCGGGAGTTCTTGACAACCGTACTGCAAGGCCGGTTGTACCGGGAGGCGCGGCAACAGTCAAAACCTCACCGGCGGGAAGAATGTAAGTTTCATCATGCCCGGCGTTCAATGCCCATACTGACAAAACGAACAGGAATATAAACGCAAAGGCCAATAATAGTTTCTTCATTTTTTACCTCGCTTTTTCTTTGGTTCCGGCGTTTCTTCTTTCTGTTCTGCTTTCGGTTCCTCGCCGGTATAGATAACGTCACCCGATTTCACCTTGTCCGCAAACTGCCAGTAAAAGCCTTGCGGGTGTGCCGGATTGCTGCTTTTAATCTTGACTAATTCCGCCATTGTTGCCCCCTGTTATCAGGGCGGGATTTCTCCCGCCCCTTGATTAAATTAAGCCGCCAGAATTGCGACGTGTTCCGGTTTCACGCATTTGACGCCCCATGCGATGGAAACTTCAAACTGTACCTGACGGTACTGCTTGTACATGGCCACTTCAAAACTCAAGCCGCTGCGCGGATCGGTGATGATGGTTCTGTCTGCCGCCATGTCACCTTCGGCGGGCAGGGCGGGCATACGGGTTGCCAGCACAATGGCGCTGCGTGAGAAGGCCAGATTCCTGTTGCTGGAAGCGTAAATGGCAATGGCGCAGTTATTCGCGGTAATGGCTTTTCTCAATCCCGGAGCCGCAATAACAATGTCGCCGCCTTTGGAAATATCCTCGTTGCCGGTATTAACGACATACTGCGTGGTGGTGTCGCCGGTGTTGGCAATGGTCATCAAATCGCCTGCCAGCACGGTGCCGGTTCCAGCCGATGCCAATTTCAGCGTGGTTGCGCCGATGGAATAATCATCCGTTCCAAGTGTTCCGCCATTTTCCGTCCCAACAGCCGGGCAAGCTATCTGCGCGGATTCGCGAACCTGCATTCCGTACAGGTCAAGCAGAACGCCTTGACGTAACAGAGCATCGCCGCCGCCTTCGTTGACTTTCGACAACTGGGTAAGGGTACGCAATGCCGCGCCTTCGGTGGTTCCCACAACCAACTGCAAATCAGACATCGGAGCGCCGTTGTCGGCAAGGATTTTGCGGACATTGGCCGCGTCTGCCAGATTGGTCTTGAACAGGGTTGTATCGTTCGGGATTGCCGCGCGTGAAGCGTTCACATACAGGTCGCAAAGATCATTTTCAATCTCATTGACCAATGTTCTCATGGCCTGCGCGAACTGATCACGGATAATGGTTTTGACGCCGAAGCCGCCGTTGTTCATCTGTAGGGATTCCTCGCCCTGCCAACGGATTGGGCAGCGCCGTGCTTTGGTGATTCCCAGTGACACGTTGCCGATGGTCTGCGCGCCGTCATCCGGCATGACGTAATTCGGGGCGACATCGCCGGCTGTTGCTGCCGGGGCAACAAATGAATAAACGGTCTGGCCGATTGCCGCTTTGGATGTCTGTGCGTCAATGGTGACCGCCGGGATCATGCCGACCAATTCCCTTGATACTACGTCAAGAGCCGAATACATATCCGGGATTAAATTTGTTAATGTATTTGCTGAACTTGCCATTGTGATTTCTCCTTTAAATTAAGTTTGCGGGTTGTCCGTCTCAGTCCTTAACTGTCGGGAGAAACCCTTATTTGTTTATTGTACGCGGCCACCATCCTTGATGAAGGC